TGATGGATATACTGATCAGCCTATTTTTCTCATATCAGATGCGTTCAATTCGAATTCAGCTGATTTGAATGTCAAAACTGGTCAGTTTTTGATTCACCTTATCGACACTGCTCCGATGCCGCTCAATATGGCCCATCTTGACGCAAAGGGAAGTAAGTTTGCCAAGCCTAAATTGGTTATTGTTTCCAGTAATCCTACCGTGGAATCAATCCCTAACTTGGCTGTGATTATTGACAAGAATGCTTTCATACGCCGTATTCCAAATGAGATCCGATTTGTGGCGAGTAAGTCCACCTCGAAGAAACCGACCATTGGTAATCATGTTGATTTGTCATGGTGGAAGGAGAGCGGTATATCTTGTTTACATAATGGAACCAAGAAGGAAGTTGCTCACTTGATGGTGGAATTGTTGAAGAGTTTTGAGGATGACACCACATATCATTTTGATAAGGTTAATGAACAGTTGGATGCTTTGCGCCAGTATTCCAAATCTAACCCGCCCCGGGTTGATGAGGATGGTGCTAGCTCATCGTCGAGTTGGAAACCTTTGGATGATGATGAGGGTTGTGATTATTCCGTTGATTCAGTGGACACTGAAGATGAGGAAGAACCTGAGTTTACTGCACAGATGCCGTCTTTTGCTCATTTTGCCACTTCTCCTCTCAGCCTTATCCTGTTGAAGTTTATGGTTCCCTCCGACTTCGCTTGGGCTACTGTCCTTTATGTTGCCTTTGGAAGTTGGATGTGGTGGTTTGGTGTTGGCTTATCCATCTTTTCTGTTATTGGATTAGCCACGTCGCGTGCGTATGAATTTCAAGGAAGGATGAAACGCCGCGTGTCTGCCTTGATGCTGGTTGCTGCGGGTGGTTTGATGTATACAGGGTGGAGAATTCTTTCGAAAGACCGCGAGGCAAATGGCACAAAATTGGTGGATTCTGAGCAGACTAAGAGTGAAGCACAGAGTCCCATGCGTCAAGCTGTTGTGAGACCTGCGCGAGTTCCCGTTGTACCCAAAACTTTCGCTGGTTCTGCCCAGATGCCTGATGCCAAGAATATCCGTTCTCATGCCATTATCCTCTATGAGGGTATGCCATTTAATGCCATTGGTATTTCCGGGAGAACCCTTTTAACCTTTGGTCACATGAGATATTGTTTTGAGGTTATTGGTGTCAAACAATTTTCTCTGCTCATTGGTGGTCAGTCATTTGATGTTAGTGACTATGAGCTCGTGCCTATTGAGGGTTTTGACTTGTGTCTTGTCAAGATTAAGACTTTCAATGTACCGGAGTTTCCGAATATTGTTAACAAGTTTTTGACGGAAGAACAGGTTAATTCCAATTGGTTTGCCGGTAATATTTTCTTGCAACGGGTTGTTGGTTCTAACGCGATGTTTCATCATTTGAATCAGTTCCGTAAGTATGACACATCTACTTATCAGGCTTCGTTCATCCATGATGGTAAAACTCACACGCGGATGATTGAGCCCACGAATTCTCTTTATGGAGGTGTCTTGAATACGGTCCGTGGTGATTGTGGTTTCATGTATGTTGTTGATTGGAATCAGCCACAATGTTATCTTGGGCTTCATACGGCAGGTGATGTTAAGGCCGGTCTGGCTTGCTTCCATATCATCACACAGGAGATGCTCAAGGAATGGATTGAGATCTACAAACCTCCCATACAACGAACGCTTGTGGATAATGAGTATGTCGAGGTACAGGAGTTTGAAGGTGAGGGACAAATGTGTTTATATCCTGAGTACTCCGTCTCCCATGGCCATTACATGAATTCCAAGTCCCCTTATTATGCATCTGGGATGGAAGGTGTTTTTGTCAATGAGTTTGGAGAAATGGAAAAGTCTATGACATGTCCGACTCGTGGTGATGTTTATGAAGGATCTGCTGGTGTCAAATTTGCAACCAAAAAGTTCCAGACCGGAATGGCGCGTCGCACTGACGTTCTTATCCCGAAGGAGTGGTTTGTTGCGTTTAACACGTTCCTCTGCAGTTTAATGCCTGCACCTAATGCTGTTATGCAATGTATACAGTCAATTGCAACAGCTATTAATGGCATTTCTGTTCTGGGTATCAAAGCGATTCCAAAGTCCACAGCCGTTGGTTGGCCATGGAATAAGATCTGGAAGGTTTCGAAGAAGGGTCAGACCATGCATTATAATGGTGATGGCACATATACAGCTAAGGAATATTTGGTTCAGGTTGTTATGGAGCAGCTTGATGCACTCCGTACTGAACCGAGTAAATACATCAATGTCAATACGCTCAATATTAAAATGGATGAGTTGTTGCAAATTATTGGTGAACTGCTAGATGGTTCCCCTGAACCAAAGGATGCTCGTATTCTTTGCGCTGAGTCTCTTGTTAATTACATTATTGGTCGTATTCTCTTGTTACACATTTCCGATGCGATTCGGCGCCTTCCTTTTGTGGCCATTATGTTGGACTCAGGTGGTCCTGCATTTGATCGCTTTTTCCGCACTTTTAGTGCTCGTGTTTCCCGTATTCTTATGGGGGACATGAAATTCTATGATACTACATGTGCGAGTGGGTTCTGGATGGATGGTTTTTATGCTTTGTCAAAGGAGTACACTTCTATTCACTATCCGGATCGACTGGATGAGTGGGACTCTTACGCAAAGTCCTATTTGATGTGCATGGGATCGAGTCATGCTATCTATGGGAATGCACTTTATTACCTCCAAGGTATTCTCATTACCGGTCATTGTATGACCGTTGAATGGAATTGTTATCGAACCATTTTCATGATCTTTGCCTCCTATTGTTATGGACCATCTGATATACCCCGTGGTCCTCGTGAGTTCAATGATGATTTGAGTGTTATTGTGTTGGGTGATGATTTTGTTGTTGGATTGCGTGAGGGATCGGTGAGACTGACCATGCATCAACTCCAGAAGTTTTTCCTGGATGTTTTTGATGTGATCTTGACTGATCCGTTTAAGAAATCTGATTTTCCGGATGATTATCCGATTGAAGATTTCAATTTCATGTGTCGTAATGTGCGTTTCGACCATGGGAAATATGTGGGAATTTTAGAGCGTGAGTCCTTGTATGGCCGTATTTTCTGGTTGTCACACAAGGCTGGCCCGTTTGAGGCTGCTCTTATTGCCAATTGTGAGTCTGTTCAGCGTGATGTTATGCTTCAGGGAAAAGACTTCTTTGATGCGGTTGGCAGACGACTCTCAGCTGCCGCGTCGCGCTTGAATGTGCGTTTTATCCCCTTGACTTTCGAGGTGGAAGTTCGCGCTTGGAGCAAGCGCATGTAGGCACCCCGC